CGTGCTGGATCAACCGGAAGGCAACTAGATGAGCGACCGCTACCGCAAGAAGCCCGTCGAGGTTGAGGCGATGCAGGTCACCGAGAGCACTCCATTCACTGCGGTTGCCGAGTTCGTTGGCCAGGAGATCGAGGTCGGCGTGGATCGGATCGTCATCCACACGCTAGAAGGCGACATGCGGGTCTCACCAGACGACTGGATCATCCGGGGCGTGAAGGGTGAGTTCTACCCCTGCAAGCCGGACATCTTCGCCGCAACATACGAGCCTGTCACGACGCTGGATTCGGCGTTGGGTCGTTGCCAGGTGCTGCTCCAATGCCACCGGGAGACGGGGCATGCGGGCGGTCACGAGCCCGACCCGGGGCCGCCGGTCGTGGCGTACCTCGTCCATGTCGACGGCGAGGACTACGCCTACGACCCCGCCGACGTGACCATCGTGCGCCTCGGGGGCGGACACGAAGCACGCGAGACAGCCGAATGAGCAGACCGCGTGTCTTGGGGTGGACGGTGCCAGGCGACGGCACCGAGCCCTACCCAGCCTTGTACTGGGTTTGGTTCCGTCTCTACCGCTGGACACGGCGGGTGAAGCACCGCGTCGGCTGGCATGACTGGCATGAGCGCGGTGTCGTCGACTACGACGATCTGGTCTACGCGCGGCGGGATCTGCACTGTGACTGGTGCGGCAAGAGTAAGCCTGTCGGGGGGAGTGTTGATGTCTGACGCCGGCCGCACCGAAGACGCAGCGCGAGCGGTCCATCGGCGCGACTACGCACCCATGGGTAGCGCCTGGCTGGAAGATCACGGGCCGGAACAGTGGCATCGGGAACTCGCCGAGCGCGCCCTGGCTGCTGCTGACCGCTGGGACCGGGAACACGGCATCGTCCGGACCGATAAGCGCACACCTGACGACGCCATCATCGGTTACCGCGTCCGCATCGCCGGGGCCGAATACCTGCTGCACCCGTCTGACGTGGATATTGTCCGCCCTGCCCCGGTTGGGGCACAAGGGGAGGCGCAGTGAGCGGTGACCCGCGGATTTGTCCTGGCCATGGCTGCGGAGCCGTTCTCCGCGACGGGTACCTGTGCCGATCATGCCAGCGGCGCGCCGAGCGCATCCTGAGCGATCTGCCGGCGCTAGCCCGGGAGCTCGAGGTGACGGTGACGCGGCAGGACCGGATCAGCCGCCCAGGGAAGCGGGGGAAAGGCGCGGCGCAGCCGAGCGTAGTGAACTTCACCGCAGCCCAGCGTGGCCGTCGGGAGTCTGAGCTGCTGTTCGAGTGGACGGACTTCGTTGCCGCCTGGTACGGCGTGAAGGGGCTGCCGCTGTTCGCCCGCAACGTCCCGCTCGGACAACTCATCCCTGCCGCCGTGTCGGTGCTGTTTACAAGGTCGGACTGGATGCGGTCACACGAGCAGGGCCCCGAGTTGGCGTCCGCGATCTGGTATGTCCGCAACGGGCTGTCCCGGATCATCGACTGCCGCGAGGAACGTCTCTACGCCGGGCCGTGCCACGCAGACCTGGGTTATGACCAGCCGTATCTGTGCCAGTTCGGGCTGTACCGGAAATGGGGCGCTGAGGAGATCGTCTGCGACGGTCACCGTCCCGGCGTCCCGGGTTTGTCGGAGGGCTGCGGCACTGTCCATCCTGCGGCTGAGCGGCATGCGTTCCTGGTTGCGTCCGTCGAGGAGCATCTGCTGCCGCTACGACTCGTGTGGGAATCGCTGTACGTGCTCATCCCGGGCTGCGAGGTGGCGTGGAAGACCGCGCACCAGTGGACCCGCCCGCAGCAGCGCAGAGACACGACAGGCCCACGGGTCCGTCTGGTGGTCACCCCGCCCCGTCTGGACCCGGCTGGCACCGACTGGCGTGGTCAGCCGCTGTACCGCGGCGGTGACATCCTGCTGCTCGCGCAGGACAAGGAACCCCGCCGTGGCCGCCGCCGGGTTCGGCGTGTCAACGTTGCGTGAAGATCAGCGTGGTGCGAGTATTTAAGGACGCTCCGGCCTGTTCGCCATGCCCTTTGCTCCCCGCCGTCATCCGTGACTGGTGGGGATTTGACGTCCAGCGGTGTGACGCGCGTGCAGACATCCCTCCCATGCTCGGAACCGGTCTGCGCCCCGCGGCCTGACATAGCCGTTCACCCCGCTGGGCTTACTTCAAGGTCCCGCACAAGCGCTTCGTCCACGGCGTCGTCGGCGAGTCGAACGGCCCGCACCTGGGTACCCAGCTCGAACACGGCCCCGCAGGCCGGGCAGCGCAGGTTGTACGCGAAGTCCCCGTCATAGTGGCCGTGAGCGCCGCAGGGGCAGTAGAAGTCGAGGCACACGCTGGTGCCCTTCCACTGGATGAACATCTCCGCGTCCGTGCCGGGGAACGGCTCGAACGGGTGCTGTTTCACACCTGCTCCTTCCGTGTGACGGTGCGGACGGGCCGAGCTCGCGGTGTGGGCATCTGCCGTGCCGCAACGGCTTCGGTCAGCAGGGTGCGGATCATCTCGGACCGCGTGACGCCTGCCTTCGCGGCGAGCCCGTCGATGTGGGCTATGCCTTCGGCGCTGAGCCGGATTGCTACGAGTGGACGCCGCGGGCCGGGCCTAGGCATCATCGTCCTCGGGCTCTTCCTCCGAGTAGCACTCTTCGCATGTGTCTGCTGGCTGCTCTTCGTGATCGGGGCAGATCTTCGCGACGGTCACGGCCTCGTCATTGCGATAGATCAAGGCGGCTTCATCGGCTCCGTACTGACTGTAAAAGCCGGCCTCGATGCATCCCTCGTCGTTGAAGATTCCCCATTCGCTGGTTGTCATGCGTATAACACTACGCCAAGCAGCGCCGTAGCGTCAAACACTATGGAGGCTCGCCATGCACACCGCTGACGTGATCGCGTTCGTGCTGTTCTGCGTGGCCGCCGTCGTCGCTGTGGTCGAGCGTGGCTGGGTGCTCGCTCTGGTCGCTGCGGGGTTGGCGTTCTACCTGCTGCCTCTCGCGTTCCAGCTGCGCTGATGAGCATCCTCGAGCCGATTCTCATTGTCCTCGCGGCTATCGGGCTGCTCACACTGTTCATGTGGCTAGACATGCAGTCCCCGCAGCGTGGCTATCTGGGTGGTGGTAAGCCGATCATGCAGCGTCCAAAGGTCCCGGCTGGCCCGGCTAGCGGCGCACGTGAGGCGGTCATCGGTGACCGTGTCGACTTGGGCCGCAGGCGTGGCTGATGCAGTCGGTCACTGAGGCTGACGGGAAAGGAATTGATCATGCTCGATGACACGTGGAAGAAGTCCAGCTTCTCCGCAGGCCAAGGCGCCTGCGTCGCCGTTACCCAGTTCACCGATGGCCGGGTCGGCGTGAAGCACTCCATCAACGAGACCGTCCCCGTCCTATACACCGCGGCTGAGTGGGGCGCGTTCATCGCGGGCGTCAAGGCCGGCGAGTTCGACCTACCTCCACGCTGAGGGCGTCACCTGCTGGCACACCGAGGAGTAACCCATGCCAGGGTTCGTCGGTACAGCAACCAGCGCCGACCGCTACAACCACACCCACGCCAAAGCCCGCGCCGCCGCCTTCGCTGCCCTACCCGACTGGTCCCTGTGCGCCCACTGCTGGTACAGGCGAGGCCGACGCCACATGATCTACAAGTGGGCCAAGGCCAAGCCCGACCGCAACGGCGTGCGCCGCTCCGCCCTGCACTACGACCACAAGGACAGCAACGTCGGATACATAGGGTTCAGCGACAAGGACTGCAACCGCAACGACGGCGCGAGCAAAGGCGGACGCGCACGCGCACGCAAGCACGGACCATGGCACGGCGGCACATACAGGCAGACGCAGCGACCAACACCGCCAATCTGGTAGCCGCACCCACCCGCTATGGGTAGGGGGGCGGGGTCGAGACGGGCAAAGCCGACATGCTACGACCGCCAATGAAGCAAACTCTCTCCCCGTTGGCCCTCCCCCTAGGTGGTGACGCGTGGCGGGTCGAGGGAAGGTGACGCGGTTGGATCCGCCGGGGTCGCTGGACCTGGTGTCGGCGGTGCAGGCTGCTGCGGATTCGATGGGGTGGCTGGACCCGGCGGATCGGGCGATGCTGGCGCTGGCGTTGCGGTATGCGCAGACGATCGAGGATGCGCACCTGTTGGCTGAGCGTCTGGCCGATCTGGACGTGTCGGATCGGTCGCAGTCGATCTTCAAGCGGGTCGAGGCGCTTGAGGCGATGGCGGATGCGCAGAAGGCGATCGGGTGGATCGGGCCGCATTTGGCGAACGCGTTGAAGTCTCTTGGTGGTGCGCCGGCTGAGCGTAAGGCGCTGGGGGTGGAGGAGGCGGTTCGTGGCCGTCTCGCGGAACTCCGGTCTGCTCGGCGCCGAAACGCCAAGGGTGTGGACGCCTCCGCTTCGTAAGTTGACGCCTCGGACGTCTCGTGGGTTTGAGGCTGCGACGTTCGCTCGGGACGTGTTGGGGATTGATCTGTTCCCGTGGCAGCGGTGGCTGCTGATCCATCTGCTTGAGCTGCTCCCGGACGGTTCTTACCGGTTCCGGACCGCTGTGGTGTTGGTGGCGCGGCAGAATGGCAAGACGACGCTGATGCAGATCCTCGCGTTGTGGCGGATGTATGTGGACGGCGCGAGCTTGGTGATTGGGACGGCGCAGAACCTCGACGTCGCTGAAGAGGCGTGGACCGGCGCGGTCGACATGGCCGAAGGTGTTCCCGAGCTTGCGGCGGAGATCGCGGCGGTGGACCGCACGAACGGCAAGAAGGCGTTGCGGTTGGAGACGGGGGAGCGGTACAAGGTCGCTGCCGCGTCCCGTCGCGGCGGGCGTGGCCTGTCGGGTGATCTCGTGCTTCTGGATGAGCTGCGGGAGCATCAGACGTGGGACGCGTGGGGCGCGGTCACGAAGACGACGATGGCCCGCCCGAACCCGCAGATCCTGTGCCTGTCCAACGCGGGCGATGAGATGTCGGTGGTGTTGGAGCATCTCCGGCAGCAGGGGTATGCGACGGTCCACGGTGAGGGTGAACGGTCCCTCGGCATCTTCGAGTGGTCGGCTTCCCCCGGCTGCGCGATGGATGACCGCGCTGGGTGGCGGCAGGCGAACCCGGCGCTCGGGTATGCGGCGTTCGGCGAGGCGTCGATCCTGGCTGCGCTCGCTACGGACCCGGAGCAGGTGTTCCGCACTGAGGTGCTCTGCCAGCATGTCGCGGCGATCTTGCCGCCGCCGATCCCACCCTCCGCGTGGGAGGCCCGGGGTGGTGCCGCTGGCCGCCCGGACGGCCCGTTCACGTTCGCCGTGTCGGCGTCATGGCCAGATGCCAAATGGGGCTCCATCGTGGTCGCCGGACAGTGCGGCGGCGAAGTGTACGTGCAGCTGATCGACTACAAGCCGGGGACGTCGTGGATGCCGGCACGGCTCAAGGAACTCCGCGATGAGTGGCAGCCAGCTGTGGTGGTCCTCGACGACAAGGACCCGGCCGCGATCGAGAAGGCCGCGATCGAGAAGGCCGGCGTGGCGCTGACGCCGTTGACGTTGACCCAGTCGGGGCAGGCATACGGGATGTTCATCGCCGCAGCGGCAGGTGACGCGCCCTACCTGCGGCACTACGACCAGCCAGCGTTGCAGGTCGCGCTCGAGGCCGCGCAGAAACGGCAACGCGGCGACGCGCACACATGGGACCCCAGAGGCTCGACGGACATCAGCCCGGTAATCGCCGCTACCAACGCCCTGTTCGGGCTCGCGACTCACGCCCCGCCGGTGTTCTTCGGCGCCTGGCGATAAGACGGAAGGCGACACAGTGACGGTTCTGGAACATGTGCCGCTCGAGCGGATCAACACCGAAGCCAAGCAAGTCCAGGTCGGGCGGCTGCTGCTGACGCTGCTCGCCGGGGTCTTCTACCTGATCGGGTGGATGGTCGCGAAGCTGCTCCTAGGCGTGGTGTGGTGCTGCGTCGCGGTGAAGGTCGGCTACCTCGAGGCCGGCGGCCCGGTCCGGAAGGCTCGTACTCGTGGCCCTGCTGGATAGGGTCACCGCGGCACTGCCTGGCGGCGAGTCCCGGTCGGGTATCGACCAGTGGGTGCAGGATTTCCTGCTGCCGACGTCGTTCGGGTACAACGGGCAGACGTACCCGATCGGGGTGAACACGTCCTACGGGGCGACGCGGGCGCAGGAGATCGACCGGTCGTTGCCGGGGTTCGCTGCGGCGCTGCGCAGGTGCCCGCCGGCGTTCGCGGCGCAGATGGTCCGGGCGTTGGTGTTGTCGCAGGTGCGGTTCACGTTCCGGAACCTGCCCTCGTCGAACTCGCCGCGGCGGACGTTCGGGACGCGGGACCTGAAGCCTCTTGAGCAGCCGTGGGCGAACGCGACCACGGGTGAGCTGGTCACGAAGATGGAGTGGCACGCCGGCCTGGCGGGGAACTCGTATGTCACGAACTACACCCCGGGCCGGTTGCGGGTGCTGCGGCCGGACTGGACCGCGATCGTGTACGGGTCGGAGTCGGAGCCGGAGTATCCGTCGCAGGCTCTGGACGGGAAGCTGCTCGGCTACATCTATCAGAACGGCGGGATCTTCTCTTCGCAGGAGACGAAACCGCAGATCCTCACGGTCGGTGAGGTGGCGCATTGGTCGCCGATCCCTGACCCGCTGCATGCCGGGATCGGGATGTCGTGGGTGACGCCGGCGATCCGGGAGATCCAGGCCGATTCGTTGACGACGGACCACAAGATCCGGTTCTTCGAGAACGGCGCGACCCCGAACCTGGTCGTGAAGGGCCTGACCGCGGCGTCGCGGGAGCAGTTCAATCAGCTCGTCGACATGATGGAGGAACGTCACGCCGGGGTGCAGAACGCGTACCGCACGCTGTATTTGACGCAGGGCGCGGACGCGACGGTGGTCGGGTCGGATCTGGCGCAGATCGACATGAAGTCGACGCAGGGCGCCGGGGAGACCCGCATCTCGATGCTGTCGCGGGTGCATCCGGTGGTGCTGGCCGCGTCGGAAGGCCTGCAAGGGTCGGCGTTGAATGCGGGGAACTTCGCGATGGCCCGCCGGATCTGGGCGGACACGTGGATCTTGCCGACGCTGCAGGACCTGTGCGCGGCGTTGGCGCCGCTGGTGAACGTCCCACCGGGCGCGGAGCTCTGGTATGACACGGCGGACGTGCCGATTCTACGTGAGGACGCGTTGAACGCGGCGCAGATCATGGAGATCGAGGCCGCGACGATCGGGTCGCTGATCCAGGCCGGGTTCACCGCTGAGTCTGCGGTGAAGGCGGTCAAGGGGCAGGACGCGAACCTGCTGCAGCATTCGGGGCTCGTCAGTGTCCAATTGCAGCAGCCCGGCGCCGGACAGACCAACGGAGCACCCCACGCCATAGGTGGCGGATTCCCGAAGGTGTCCCCGCCCAAGCTGCCGCGGCTGCCGCACGTCCCGCTCGCCCGGGCGGACGACGACGCGGACGACGACGAACTTGAGCAGGTTCTCCTCGACGTCGAGGAGAACCGCTATGACGTGTCCCCGATCGGGATGGGGAAGAACTGGGTCACCGGGGTCGGTGGGCTGCCGCTGTTCATCCGGGCGATCGCGCACGCCCTGATCCGCAACGGCCACACCGAATCCGAGGCGGTTCAGCTTGCGGTGGGTGTGGTGAAGAACTGGGCGTCCGGTGAGGGCCACGTCACCGCGAAGACCCGGGCCAAGGCCGCCGCGGCGCTGGCTGAGTGGGAAGCGAAGAAGGCCGCATCGCATGCCAAATGAGGGAGCCGTAATGACCGACGTTCTCGAGCGGGCCGACGCAAAGAAGCCGTACGGCGACGTCGCCTACGCCGACCCCGGCTATCAAAAAGATGGCAAGAAGCGTTACCCGCTGACCGCGGACAAGGTGAAGGCTGCCTGGTCATACATCAACCAGCCGGACAACGCGAAGCTCTATACCCCGGCACAGTTGAAGGCGATCAAAGGCCGCATCCGGGCGGCGATGGTGAAGTTCGGCCACACGGTCGCGGACATGCCGCAGCAGTCGAACTCCCGGCCGGCCGACCTGATGTGTGTGCGGGCGTTCGAGTTCGAGTCCCGCTCCTCCGATGACGGCCGGACCCTCGAGGGGTATGCGGCGGTGTTCAACCAGGCCGCCCGCATCCAGGACATGCAGGGCGAGTTCGACGAGGTGATCCTGCCCGGCGCGTTCACCCGCTCCCTGGAGCGGCGCACCCCGGTGCTGCAGTTCGAGCACGGCCGCGACCCCCGGGTCGGCGCGAAGCTCCTTGCCGGGATCCTGACGAACGTGCTGGCCAACCAGTACGCCCTCGGCCTCACGGCGATCGAGCGACCGGTCCCGGCCGCGGGTCGCGGCGGCCTCGTCTGCGCCCATTGCGGCTTCGCCTCGGCCCACGAGCGGGCGTTCTACTGCCCGAAGTGCGGCATGCGCCTGCTCCGCGGCTAAGGAGTCGGACCGGCCGTTCGATGCCGACCTACGACTACATCTGTCCGAACGGTCACCGCTTCGAAGTGATGCACGGGGTGGCTGCGAGT